GACACGATGCTTGTTGCAGAAGAACCTACGCAAAATACTACCACCTCTGAAACCCTTTATTTAAAGGCTTTCTAGCCTTGTATGGTATTATGCTTTGTGGTTTATCATCAATCCAAACATCTATTCTTATATTTAAATTTGCAACAGCTTCAAGTTTTGACCTAGTAGCATAAACTATCGGTATGTTCATATCTTCTTTAATATCATTTGCTATTTCTTTATATCTTTTAGTAACACAATAAACATTGTGTCCACCTTGTATAAAAGTATTAATTATTTGATTCCATAACTCTTTATCTAAAGTATATGTATCATCATAGTCAATAGCTACATTCATTACTTGGCACTCTTCAAGGCACGATTAAAAGCCTTAGTGAAGTTCTTATCAAAAACAGCATTACTAAACTTTGCAGCGATAATGTAGAAAGGGAATCTTGGTCTATAAGTTACAGATTTTTCAAAGCCTATAATTAGTTTTAAACCACTCTTAGTTCTTTCATACACACCATCAGTACCACCAACATTACCTATGAATTGTGTACTCTTTTTAATTAGTCCAGTCTTTTTACCTATTATGTTACCAAACTTATTTAATCTTGCATTTGGTTGATATGGTACTGGTATAGGTTTACCTGTACTTCTTGTACCACCTTCTATTTGAAACTTCATATAATTAGCCACAATATCTTTCATAAGCAGTACACCCACTAATAAATTCTTTTTAGCTTTATTTATTAATAAACCTCTTTTAGTAAATGGTGTTGGTCTATCTAACTTCTTATCCATTTGTTTTGACATTTCTTTTTTTAAATCAAACAAAGTATTGTTGATTGCTACTGACGTTGCAAAAGGTATTTGTTTCTTTTGTGCGTTAGTAGTCCATTTGGTTACTTCTTTTATATTACTCTTTACGCTAACTCTCATACTTTCTCCAATGTGATTTACCTTTAAATTTAAGTCCTAGCTCTTTTGCTTTTCTTTTTATAGTAGATGGGTGGCATCCAAAAGTCATAGCAACATCATGTGAGGATTTACCCTGTTGTATCTTTTGTTTTAATTTATCTTTATCTATTTCCATTTGTTACCTATTAGTTGATATATAATTAATAATATTAAACCTACGAGTGCATATAAACTCATATCCATTATAGATTTTCGTAATGTTCAATAAGTTTATTTATGTACCAAACAGCTTTCTCTAAGTCCTGTATGTTTGCTTCTTTGTACTTATGTCTATGAATGTATTTGATTGCCGATCCTTCTAAGTAAGCTGGAAAGTCTGTACCTAATTGTTGCTTAATATAATCTATAGCTTCTACTGCACCCTTATTATAATGAGGTGGTCTTAATACATTTATATCTTTACTCATTTATTTTCTCCGATAATTTTTTATTGTATTTTTCACATATTTTTTTTGCAAAAAACTTTTTATTTTGCCCACCTGAACAACAATTTGCTTGTGGATAAAAAATATCATCAATGGCTTTTACTAAATCGTTTACACAACCAGAATCCCAATTGCCATTGTTTTTTGTATTAATTTGAAAAATTAAATCTAACAAAGCAGAGTTAGTATTTATAGTTGATAAATCAACTGGATAAAAATGTTTATATGTTAAATAAAATGTTTTAGGGTTATAAGACCAATTTCCCCATGTCATTTTTGGTTTTTCCCTACTTAATGTAAGATAAAATTCTTCAATTTCTTTTAATTTTCTCATTTAATATTCTCCTTTTAATTAATTCTCTTTTACATTTGATTCTTAGCTTTGGATTAGCACTAGGATCATTTGCAATTCTTTCTAATTCATCTTGCTTAGTAGCGTGTAAATAAAAGTGTTCAGTAGTTGTCTTACCTGTTTGTCTATTATAATTCTTAACACTTTTCTTTAGTTTTGTTGGCACTTTTCTTTTCCTTTTTAAATATCTTATCCCAATTATTATCTATTTTCTTTTTATCTTCAGGTCTACGTTTACTTCCTTTGCTCATAACTTATCTTCTCAAAGTTTACTGATTTATCTAAATTAGATAATAATTGTTTTGCATCTATAAAGTCTTTAGGCAAACATCGTAATAATTCTTCTATACTAAATATTGCCATATCCTTTTCTTCTATATGTATTTTAATCAATAATGGTTTTTCTTCATCAGTATCACAAACAATTATATTTTTATTATCAAATCTAAATGATCTAGTATTTGGTTGTATTTGTGCATAACCACTACTTTCTAATTTTATATTAAGTTGTTCAAATGCTCTATTCATCATTTCAACCATTTTTAGTTTCTTTTGTTTAGAATCGTTTTGTAAAGATTCTTTTAATATCATCTCAGCCCTACAAAACTTTATTTCAAAATCTATACCTACCATTTTAAATATTCTTTTTCTGTTACCCCACTTAGCATAAGTTTCTGATTCGTAAATCCTAAGTTTTTTTATCTTATCTTCTAATGTTTCATCTAAATATGTTTTCATAAAACTCCGAACATTTAGTAGGAAGTAAGGGAAGTATTACATACTTCCTTCCCTTCCTTCCTTCATAATTATTGTTTTTCATCAAAAACTTCCTTCAAACTTCCTTTACTTCCTTCAAAAACTTCCTTTATTATTCAAATTCACTCTGTAAATTAGGTGCTTGATTTTTGTATTTAATATGTTGCCAACCATATTTATCATCATGATTAACTCTATTTTTTACTTTTAATGCTTTTAAATGCTTACCAATATTGTTTGCATTAATAGGATCACCAGCTTTATTTTTAACAAAACCTTCTAACTCACTTGGTTGCATAAACTGATCCTGAGGTGCTTGATTATCTTTAGTATAAGCTACAGTTTCTAGAGCATCTAATGTCCTTTGTTGTATAGGTGGTAGTTTATCTATATTTGGACTCTTAATTGATATTTCGCTTTCTTCTAAAAAACCTGACGTTAGATTTAATCCTTCACCAATTATTTCTACCTCTCTAAACATAAAGTTTTTAACAGCCATTCCTTGACCATCTTTATTTAATGTTTGCTCAAAAGAAACTAACATTTGTTCATCTACAAATCCAGTAACATATTCATCATCTCTTTTTACTTTAAATTCATAATCTAAAGATGCACCCATTACACTTGATCCTCTACCTCTATTAGAATTACCATGACCAGTATGATGTACCAAACATATACAGCATTTATAATGCGATATAAGTCCATCTAATTTATTAATAAAATTACCCACATCCTCTGCACTGTTCTCGTTACCAACAAAGTTTCGTTGAAAAGTATCAATAACAATCATACCTATATCACCTACTAATTGAATCAATTCTTCTATTTCTTCTTCTAGCATTTTAAAATCATCAGGATCATTTACTCTCACTGCTCTATCAGATAAATATAAAGGTACGTTATTAAGATCAAACATACCTTGTTGCCATGCTGCTAAGCGACGTTTTACGCCACGCTGTCCCTCTCCGCACACGTACATTACTGGTTTAGCGTATGCTTTGTTCCCATAAAATTCTTTACCTGCTGCTATACTGGCTGCCATAGCTATTGCAATAAATGATTTACCACTTTTAGGTGCTCCAAATATACACATTAACGACTCTTTTTCTACAACATCTTCTATAAGCCAGTCAGGATTATCTACTTGACTTAATACTTTATCTGCTCTTGTAAAGGTAACAGCACCTTTAGGTTTTTTCTCAGCACAATTAATTATGTATTCTTCTAAATCTTTTGATTCTTTAAAATCATTTCTAATATATGCATCATACAGATCATCTTTTTCATTAAATGTTTCAGGTGATTGTGCAACCTTTACTTTACAACCATTCTTCTTTAGCATCTTAGCTATCTCATTTGCACACTTCTTACCAGCATCATCGTTATCAGGAAATATATAAACCTCTCTGTTATAAATCTTAGACCAATCTGCTTTATCCCAAGCATTGACTCCACCATGCCAAGTGCAACAATCATAGTCATATATTTTCTGACATCCTAATAAAGCTTTCTCACCCTCATTAATTATTACTGGTTTATCTAAATGCTTTTCTTCTATGTAAATAGGTAGAGTTCCTTCAGGTCTTTTCATAGACCAAGAACCATCTGTATTTAAAGTAAAGGGTGCATACTTTTGTTTTATATGATGTCCTTCAGGAAATCTAAGTACTAAAAAATTATCTGCATATTTAACTTTAATACTTGCTTGTTTATAAAGATCAACCATTTGTTGTCTATTAAACGATCTAACACCACTTTTAGGAACAGGGGGAGTTGTTCCATTCGTGAAGGAGTAATTACGTTGTGGTGCTAGATCATAACCATACTGTTTTAGTATAACTGCTACATCTTTATTCAGATGTCTAATTAAATCGACAATACCACCACCAGTATCATTTTCAAAATCATACCAAGTAGCGTCTTCAAGATTTAAAACTAAAGAACCTTTATTACCCCATCTATATTCAGTTGTGGTAGTAGTTTTTGGTTCTCCAAGTAATTCTCTAGCTACTTCGGGTGCTATTCTTTGCCAATCTATATTCTGCATCAGAAAGGTATATCTTCATCTGTTAATAAATCATTATTGTCATTGATTTGCTTATTAACCAAATCAGATAAACCATCATTAGGTGATTTAAAATCATCATCACTTTCATCTTCATAATACCAACTAGGAATTACAAACTCGCTTGATCTAGGTGCAAACTTAGCAAATTCAAAACTAAGTTCACTTGATTGACCTAAACCTACTTGTAATTTCTTAGCTCCTGTAAATTTAACAACTGGTAATAAATCACCATTCTTATCTTTTTCATTCCAAAACAAACCAAGTATTTTATTAAATGCCTGAGTTTCTGCAAACGTCATATTTTGCCATAATAAAGGTCTGCTTAGTCCTTGTGGTAATACCCATGCTGAAAAAGCTCTTTTGTAATCTTCTTCAGGTTTATTACCCATTACACCAAACTGTTGATCCCATACAAAATCATAACCTGATGCTTGTTTATAACATCCCCAACCACTTAAAAAAGTTGCTGGATCAAGTTGAAGATATTGAAACTCAATAGGTTGTTCACCATTATGAAAGCTCATATCTCCTGTTTTCCATTTTAAATATGGTGACTCTCCACCACCACTATTCATTCCACCTAATATATCCATATATACTCTCCTTATTAATGTATTGTTTTATCAATACTGGTTAAAAAATCAGCTTCAAGGGTAGAGTAATTTCTCTCCTTAAAACTAACAAAATCTTCATCGTTGATTACTCCTAAAAATTCACAAGCAATATTAATCCTATCAAATCTCTCTCTACAATATATATTAAATTCTTCTTCTAACATGAAGCTTTTAACATCCATTTGCTTTTTGTAATACTTCATCTATGCTCTCGCATAAATCTTCCAATGGTAACATCATTGTTATTTTGTTGGATTGTGGCACATCTGAAACAAGCCAAGCTGGAACTATACATTGTATTTTTTTTCTATCATATTTCCATATTAAGATAGGTATGTATTTATCACCAGCACTTTCTAGCGTTTGTGTCCACCAATTATTTCTAGGCATATTACTACCAGCTTTGTATCTCTTACATTCTATTGCTAAATTGTCTAGGTAAATGTCTGCTTGTCCTTTTTCTTGGTATTGATCTAAATTTCTTTTTACTCTTTTATCTATCTTTTTAGATTCAAAGTAAGTATTAATTTTATTCACAATAAACCTTTCAAACGCAGCACCTTTATTTCTAGAGTTCACCATATTCTATCCTAACAATTCTTCCACTCATGTATGCAGTTTCTTTGTAATGTTCACCAACACCTTTTTGAAAGTAAATATACTTTACTTGTTCATCTAGCTTTTCTTGTGCTAATTCTTTTCTTCTTTTTTCTACAGCTTCTTTATTTTGAGTCATTTTCTTTACCCTCTTCATAACTGCAAACACCAAGTTTGAGTAATAGCTGACTTGCAGATTCTATGCTCATGTTATTTTTTGCAGCAAATACCTTGATCTCAATATGTAGATCAGTAGGAATCCATAGTGCTTTTTTATAATTATCTTCCATATAAACTCTCCATATAAATATTAATATTAATACGACTTTATTACCATAGTTAATTAATACTTTCTTTCATTCGTCCTATAATGCATATAAGGGCAAAGGATAAACTCTCCAAAACCTATATACTCTCATATATCTATTTGCCCTTTTTAATCGTTAACGTCTTACTTCTAATCTCATAAGCATCTTTAGCAGCTACAACTCTTTCAGCTTGTGCTTTATACTTACGCATCTTCCATTGAACTATCCACTCACCAATCCTACCTACAGAAGCATTACCCATTTCATCCATGATTTGTGCTTGTATCTTTTCATTGACAACTTTAAGACTAGCAATCATATTTTTTGTTTGTTCATGTTGTTTTAAAAGCTCAGATGTTTCTTCACTTAATATCTTAGTTTCATCTTCAGCATTAGGATATTTAATATAGGCATCAGATGTAACTTGTGGCGTGTAGTAATCTTCTTCATCTATTCTTCTGTTAAAGTCACAAACCTTTTCTGCAAGTTCTTGTTCAAATGCATAGTCTTTAGGTATTACATAGATTCTAAGATCAGTTGACTGATAAAGAATTATTAAGATACCTGCTCTTGCTTGTGTAGTTGCCATAGCAGCTTTAAGTTGCAATACACCTAACCAATCAGGTGGTACGCTATCAGGATAAACACTAGTGCATTTAACTTCTATTGGCGTTTTACCATCAAGAAAAACCTCTGAAGAATCTAATGTATGTATGCCGTTTTCTACATCTTCTTTTATAGTTATATTTTCAGGATAAGCCATACCATCTAATGAACCTTCTAAAGGTAGTATAGGATGCACTACTTTTTCAGTAACCTTATCATCATACTTATCTATACCAAGTCTTTTCATACATTCTTGTATTAAAGGTTTTTCTAATACATCTCCCGTTCTTTGTCTTAGCGTTTGTGGAGTTCTTATACTCTCACCATGCCTTGCCCTTATACAGTCATTAAGTACCTCTTGCTTAGTCTTAAAATGCCCTGCATCAAACAAATATGGCACTAAGGAATGTGTGCAAAAATCATCTCTTGTTATCTTACCTATTGGTTTCATTTTGTTTTACCTTTTTACCTTTTAAAAACATTTTATCTGCTTGTCGTTGTAATGATTTTTCTAGTTGCCTATCAAACCATATCCTGAACCATTGTCTTAATTTACCCATACTAACTTGCTAAACCCAATAAGTATTTAACTTCATCTAAGCTATCTCTAACTATGTATTCTTCACCTAATACTTCGACTATGACATCGCTAGTCATATCATCTTTATAAAAACCACTTATAAACCTAGCTGGTATATTAAGTTCTCCACCACCTACTAAATTAAATGTTACATTCATAATTTAACTCCCGTTATTGTATAAATAAAAATTGTTGTATAAAAATTGCTGTAATTAAAAAACCAATTATTGATATTCGCATAAGATCATTATGATTCATTGTCTAACTCCTCTAGTTTTGCTATTTCATTAAATAGGTTATTGCGTTTTTCTACTACCAGTTCTTCAGCTTGTGCTAGTTCTTCTTCAGCAATATCAACTTTAGTTTGCTGTTCCAAAATATCACAAGCCCTTTGAAATGGATTAGTCATTTTTTGCTTTTACAACTCTATACTTATGCTTTGCTTTTTTGCACTTTAATATTTGCTTACCTAAAACAATCATGTCTTTAGTCTTACAAGCTGTAAACCAAAAGTTATTTTTTGGTAGCCATACTTCTAATGTGTATCTCATGTTAATTACTCCTTTTTTTAAATAACATAGTATTAATATACATAAATATATATATATGATCAAGTATTATTTTAATTATTTTAAAGAGGGTTTATTTTAGGAACTGAACTTAATTGATCTAAAGTTTCTTTAAATGAATCTATGGCTAGTGTTTGTGTAATTAAAGATGATTCAAATGTGAAGTAAGTCTGCGAAGTGTTATTTGGTTTGAAGAAGATATGTTTTCCTTCATTATTAAAAAAGACAAAAGCGTGTATATCACAATGATAATGCTTATATACACTAGATAGTGTCCTTGAATTTTCAGTTGCAAAAACATATTTACCTTGTTTTGTTTCTCTCCGAGTTTTAACTTGAATAGTATATTTAGCAGAACCTAATTCAACCATTAGGTCTGCTGGATGTTTTTCTTGGGTTCTATAACACCAATCACAATGCTCTAGTAAAAAGGTTTGTACTAACGACTCACCTACAGCACCAAGCCTAGAATTAGCCTGATGATCTTCTATCGTTTTCTTTGCCATCTTGGCTACATAAAGCTAATTGCCTAGAATTATACAATGCTCTGTTTGGAGTTTGAATACTATAACGCGATCTTAAAACTTCTTCCGATGCTTCTAACCATTTTCCAAGTTCCATCAGCTTTCTAGTTTCTCTAAATGACATAAAACCAGTTATACCCATTTGGAATGTCATATCAATACATACCATTCTTGCTTTTTCAGGAAAAGTACGCCAAACACCCCAATTCTTAGTTAATTCTTCTTGAACTGATTTAATATCATTATTAAGTAAAAATAATGCTTCTTCTTCTGTAATACCTTTATCTTCTATATTTCTACCGATTCCCAAAGTAAGTTTGTTTTCTGAACAATGATAAGGGTGCAATCTTAATCCTTCATGTCTACGTAACATATCAATAATCTTATCTAACATTATTGAGTAGTTGCCACCCATCATTTTATTTATTATTTTTTAAAGGATTAAAAATAAAGAAAGCAGATAATAAACAAGCTATAGAACCAATGATAAATGCTTGTAAAATATTGCTATGTACTAAATTTAAAAACAAATTAACACAAAATATAACTAAACCAATAATTACAGAGTGTGCATATTTTTGTTTTAAAAAAGTTTGAAACCAATGATATTTACTTAAATTTAATTTATTAATGATTTTTGATATTTTCATAGTTTTTACCTTTTATTTAATTTTTGCCTACGCCTTTAATTCGTTCAAAAGACCTCATACTACCAAGCCCAAGCATACCCATTAAAACGGGCAACATAACCGATGTATCTGCTTGTGGTATGTCAATTCCAAATGGTGCAGCTAATGGACTTATAAGAAAATTAATTGCAAAACCAGCAACACATACCCAAGCTGTAGCTGGTCGCCAAGATGATTGAAACCAATTACCTTTAGCTTCTTCTTTATTAACTTCTATTTGTGCCTTTGCAATTTCGTGTATATGTCTCTCTGACATAGTAGCGATTTCATGTGCAATTTGTTGTTTTTGATCAGCGTCAGGTATAAATTTATCTAATAATTTAGTAACTGGTTGTATTAATTTATCTATCACAATTTTATTAATAAAGTTATTATGCCACTTAATAAGATTAATATTACAGCACCTAAACCACCTTTAATTGTCCAATCAATTTTGTCTAATTTAGTATCAGTATTACTATCTAATTCTCTAACTGAATTTTCTAATTTTCTAAGTCTATTCCAGTTTTGAGTCCATCGTTCACTACATTGGATTTCATGTTTCTCTAAAGAAACACTTACATCCGATGCAGTAACTCTAGGCATTATTCTTCCTTATCTGCTTCTACAACTTCAGGATTGATGCTTCTTTCAAAAGACTGTATAACTATATTCTTATAATCATTAGTCATTACATAATCATCGTGTGCAGCTTGTAAAGATGCAAGTTTTCTACCAATAACATTAAGCCTAGATGCTAAAGCCATTTGATCTTCAGATAGATCAGATTGTCTGTACTCTACATCGTTAAAAGTTATTATTACTGGTTCTTGGTTTTCCATATTTTCGTTATCACTCATATATACTCTCCTTATAAGTTTATTAAAATTAAATTATATATTAATTTTCTAAAGTTTTTGTAATAGATGTTGGATTTTTTTGATCTTCTATTTGCTGATCTAAACCATCTTCTATGCGTAATACTTCTTCTTCACCCATAACATCTTTAACCCAACCCTCTACCATTTCAGAAGTTACTTCATCAAAAGGTTTAAAGTCTTGTATATCTTCAGTATTTAAAGATTGTGTTCCATAAGTAGATGCAGAATATTCTCCATCTTCTTTTTCTACTCGCCAATGCACATTATAAATAACTTGTTCATGTCCATTATGCTCTTGTGTGTAAACGTCTATAGTTTTACAGTTCCAATTTGCCATATTTATTCTCCTTTAAGTAAGTTAATTTCAGATTGTAAGGCTTCAATCTGTTCTTGTTGTTCTTTCATTCCTTTTACAAGATGTACTACAAGTTTGCTGTAATCCATTTGATACAT